AAACAGCACAGTTTCAACCTAGAACTAATAAGCCAAAGAAGCAAGTCGCATCAGCGGTCACAGCCCCAACGTTCTTAGGGAAAGGTCCACAGTTTACACCTGGGAATGTTCCAGTCAACGACTTCTCATACTTAGCGGGATCAAACTTCTTGATGGACATCGAGAGCCAGAGAAATATTGTTTTAGATCAGGCTGATGTTACGGGTGTTGTTCTTCCCTTAGAGGTTAAATACACGGAAAAGGTAGAGACCACTGATACTGTTCTTCTTGATCACTTATTGCTGGCTAATGTTGCTAAGGGTGAGACAATAGCTAGTCCTATTGAGCCTTCCGCTCAAAGCCTTCAAATCAATGATCGTATAGTTGAGGACGGCCTGTTTGCACTTTACAACTACCTCACCATAGAAACAGACGATCCATCTGGCTCTAATTTTGGAGGTTACAACTCTAGTAGGTTTGGTATTGATGCCAATGCTCAGATTGTCGGAACTGCCTCTAGTGTGTTTGATAAGGGTTTAGGTATTCCATTCCTCAGTGGAGTTGCCTTTCCAAAAGAAGGCTCTTCAGAGATCGACACGATGGGTAGTTACATTAAACTGCCTGAAACTTCAGAGTTTCAAGATTTCTTATACAATACCGCTGGTGGCACGTTTGAAACCTGGATTCATATGCCTGATTTAGACGGAGAAACAACAGGCTATAATTTGCATGATAATAATACCTTAGGCTTATATAGGTTAATCTTAGCTAACGAGAATGTCGGCATAGCGGAATCTAAGTTCCCCCAGCCTGATATTAATAATCTAAGAGCCGATGCGGGCACAGGTATCGTTAGGGGTGCTATTCTTGGATTTACCAGAGACAGAAGATTTACCTTAGGTGAAGATCCTAGTAATGACTCAGTTGATAATAGTGTTGATGACCTCGTCCTGGTCTTAGCTCCGACACAATCTCACGACTCTTCTAGCGTTGGATTTATAGCAAACAGACAAGTTGATTGTAATAAAGATTCTTATCACGGTATGACTATACCTGTTTTTGAAGCTTACAATAATAAGTCTTTGTCTAGTTGCGGAAGTTCTTTCTTACATTTGTCCATTGTGATTGACCCCCAAGAGGATGAGGTTAGGGCTTTCGCTGACGGCGTGAATATAGCAACCTCTAGCTATCAAAACACTTTCGCAACGAATCGAGCGGGAGAAGTTTTTAAGGCTCCATCTATCAAGCAAAATAACTCGTTTGAGTATTCTGGAGGCCCATCTCTAGATACTTACTTTACTCCTTGGATTCTTGGAGGAGGATACACAGACGGATTCTCGGCTGGGAATTTCATGGGTGGTGAATACGGTGGCAAGGTTAGTGGTTTGAGGGGTTACTTAGGCTGCACTAGGTTTTATTCAAAGCCGCTTACGGACGGCGAAGTACTAAATAATTATAAAGCAACTCGAAACTTCTTTGATAATGTTGAAGTTCCGAACTCACTTTGGGAACCTATTAGCATACCGTAATGTCTTACAATAATCCTCCTATTCCTGATGGCGCTGTTCAATACTTCTCTAACGCTAGAGGTGTTTATTACCTTCCTAGTTTAAAGAGTGAGTGGGAAAAGTCTGGGTATTTCCCCAGGCTAGAAGCAGGTAGTGCCGGTCTGTTATATCTAGCGGGCTTAAGTGACGGTAAAACAACAGCTACTCTTGATGATATAACGTTTAATGGGTCAGGTATCTTTACAGGGGCTAATAGTGCTTCTATTTGGATGTTTTACAATGAAAGAGATCATGAAGATTCAATTGTAAAGCTTAAAAGATTAGGAGTCAATTGCGTTAGAACACCGTTAAACTTTGAAGCTTACTCTCAAGAGCCTTCTGAGCACCTTGATAAGATTAGAAGTTTTTTAAATGTTTGTTCTAAGCATAAAATTAGAGTTCAGTTTATACTGTGGGATGCTGAGTTCAACCCAGCTACCTCTTTCTCAGAGACCTCTCTTTATCAAGAAAAAACTGACTACACCGAATCTGATCTTGATAGGGAGCTAGCCATTGAGCATCCCAGAAACCCTTACCTAGCTAGAGTTGGGTCCTGGGGTGGTGTTAATAGTTTTGTACAAGCTTCGGCTATACCTTACTTGGAGGCACTTGCTAGCTCAGTATCTGCTTATGACTCAATGTGGTGTTTCGATTTATGTAATAAACCAGAGATGCCAACATACAAGAATTTAGTGTTGTCATCGCACAATACATTAAATCAAAATTTATCCTCTACACCTATAAAATACACTATCTCCTTAAAAGATGGTGTTAACATATTCAATGATACAGGTTATCTGGATAATGGAAAAGGAACCGGGCCTAGTGGGTCATACGAAATAAGAGATCTTCAGGAATTCTCTGGTATAGTTGATTTTGTATCTGTCCCTTTCATTGCGAATAATGATTATGCATTTAAAAGATATCTCAATGGTGCAATAAGTGGAGCATCTGTAGCAGGCATCTCTAAACCATTCATGGTGTATGCAGCCTACGACCCAGAGTTGGGCCAGAACTTCAATACTACTATGTCGTTTTTAGAATCAAGCGCAGTTGGATCTTTCAATGATGTGGGTATAATTGAAAATGTTTTCAGTTTTGGAAAGTCTAGAATAAAGAGCGGTAATGTTTATTGGGATGGTGAAGTTAAAGACTCTACAGTAGCCAGTTCTATCATTGAAAAAGCAAATAATACGGGATGGTATACTAGGAATCAAATTTTAAAGCCCTCAAATGTAAAACAAAAAGGAGATGATCCTAATTACCAATCCAATGGATTCTTCTCTGGTATACCCGATTTTATAAGCTACTATTCAGAAGATATTTTTAGTAAAATAAATTTGAAGGGTTGGACATTTTTAAAAGATTGCTACACTGATCCTGGTCCTAGTTTAGAGTCTTTAATGTCTCGTGTTAAAGAAGGTTCAAAAACATTTAGGGCTCCTTTCAATTCACAGTATGCTGATTACGATGAGTATAATGTATTAGCTTCATCTCTTTATACAAATACTTTAGAAGAAAATTTAGAAATACTATACGACTTTGATACATACTTCAAACCTTTATCTTCTTACACATTCTCAATTGGTGGGGACGATTGGCAAGCCATCAATGAGACAATGGTCATTAGAAACGATTTCCTAAAGTCCATAGCAAAGTTTATTATTGATTACGATCCTAACTCAACTTCTTACTCAGAGCTTAGGAATACCTCATATGATTCTAACCCTATTCCACATTATGAACGTGAAGAGTTAATAGAACTGATTAATGATATTGATGACAACTATCGTTATGTAAAGAGAAATCCAACTACCGATAAGTTTACTGATTTTTCTTCAACAAGAACTTATGAATATGGTAATGCTATTTATGGATTATCAGATAGTGGGTCTCACTTTTCTACTTACTATGATAATTTCTACTCTGAATTATGCGCTCAGTTGAAGAAGTGCTTGATGTGGATCTATCGAGAAGGCAAAACCAATTCTGATTTTAAAATTGTTAGCGATTCTTTCCTTGAAGGTATAGCTTTTCAATCTTCATCGTTGAGTGCTGTCGAAGTATACTCCTCGGAGGTCACAGGTAGCCCCGAATACATGCCAGGAAGCTTATCCTCTGTAAAGTCTCCTTACTTTGAAGTTGACGTTTATGATTCTGAGTCTTCAAGTTGGCTTTCTAGTTTTGTGTTTCAAGCTTCTGGAGTTGGAAATCCTAGACAACTGGACAATTCGCAAAGAACAGGGAACTTTGCTAGTCTTAGTTCATACTGGTGTCCCGATGGTAGCCATGCTACTATGAACTTTACAACGTTTGGTGTGAGCGGGTTGGCAAAGGTTAGGATACGAGGCAAGCCCGAATATGCAGACCTAGTTGGGTCTACATCACTTTATGTATTCCCTGAAAGAAGTAATAAAACTAGGTCTTTTACTTTTAATTCTGAAGATGGTGTATTTGAAGGTGAAGTTTATATTGGTGATAAGTTATGGTTAGAGTTTACCGATTCTAACTTTGCACCAAGCACACCTCTGTTTCTGTTCGCAGACCCTTTCAAACCTCCAATACCAGACGGACTTCAAACCTATGCTGGTGAGAATAGGTTAGACCATTTAGAGATTGACCCAGATGCTCCTAATCCTCAGACGGTTCCAAACTTAACTTCTAATCCTTCGGATGCATATACTACAGTTAATTGGGCATCACCGGGAAATCCAACAGTGTTTAGCAGCTTACAGCCAGGAACTTATTTCGGTCCAGGTATTCATTACGTTAGTGCTGGGTTGCCTATATCCTCTAATTCTACTTACTACATAGATGCTAACGCATACATTATCGGTGGGTTTGATTGTGCAAGCGGACATAATAGTAAGGTAATAGGTCGGGGTGTTTTCTCTCCTGGTGAGCTTTATCCGAGATCATTCATATTTAATAGGGACACTCAATCAGGTGTAAAAGACTTAACTGAAGGCGCACCATCTTTCTATGGTCCTTTTGGCACATCTTGGTCTTCCATGAACGAGTATAGCTCAGAGTATAGGGTTACACCCGGATTACCTAATATAGATGTCGCGGGTATAGTAATTACGAATTGGGGCTTCTTTGCGACAGGCAGAAACATAATAAAGTCTTGTAATCACACAAAAGCTTTAGTTCCTTGGTCTTACAATACGGATGGCCCTAAACCTTTTAATGGTTTAACAGGGGGTAGGTCCATTGTTAAGAATAGTATTATGGTTTGTGGAGATGATCAAATAAATGCTTTCTCTAGTGTATGGAATAATGAAACTTTATTTAGAAACTTAGTTGTAGGGTCAATGAGAACTTCCACATTCTTCAACTTTGTAAATACCGCCAATAATCCATATTGGGGTGTGGTTAGAGATATTGATGTACTCTCTTACGCCGCCCCTTCAGGTAAGCCAAACCCATCAAAGTCATCTTGGAGTAGGAATGGACTTTTTCAATTCTACAGTTCAGAGGAGGAGCAGTTCCTCGGTTATGAACAAGGCACCACAAACATTGTTTTGGAAGACATTGATGTTAGGGGTGGAGGAGGTCACCCACTGTATCACCCCATATTTAAGGCGGGGAATATGATTAGGCCAGGAACAGGCATTTTTGGAGGTGGCGACCCTCCTTGTGGTTTCTATAAAAACTTTAATATAAGTAATGTCAATATCTCTCCTAGTGCGGTGACAGCTTCTTCTCTTGATATGTCATCTACCTTTATTGGGTTATCAGCAACTGCCTTACCAGGACAGAACTCCGAAAAGCAAGAAACTAATAGGCCAGAGGACTGGACCATTACAAACTTGAAAATCAATCAGAATCCTCCTACGTTCTTAACTAGCGATAATGTTGATGATTGGGTGGCTTGGTATGAGCCTCTTAGCGGCACAAATAGTGTAACAGATCCGGACTCTGTGGATGGATCTAGTGCGGGCATAGTATTCAAGACAACCTAAAATGGCTATCTCAAATAATGTAACAAGGTATGGCACGGTAGCTCCTAATGTGCTTCAAAATGCTACCGTTCTGAAGGACCCTAGATTACAGGGGTTAAACTACCCTATACCAAAAAATCCTAAGAATGGGTATTTCAGCAAAGCCACTAATTTAGAGTTAGTGAAATCCAACTTGTCTTCCCTTATCAGGACCGAGCGCGGTGAGAGATTTATGCGCCCAGATTACGGTTGTAATTTAAGAAGATTTCTCATGGAGCCTTTAGATGAGGTTACATTTTCTCTGATAAAAGAGGAAATCATAATCTCCATACGTAGATACCTTAGCACTGTTGCAGTAGGGAAGCTTCAAGTTTTTGAAACTAGAGGCAATCAGTTGAAAGTTAACCTTTTCTGTTCTGTAAGAGATGCTATTTCGGCAGCTTTCAATATTGGAGTTAGAATATAATGGTAGCCTTTTCAGGGACAGTTGAATCAGACTTTTTGAAGTTAATACCCTCGGAGCTTGATAACAAGCAACGACTCATTGACTACAGCGCCTCAGACTTTGAAACGTTAAGGCAGAACTTAATTAAGTATGTTCAGGCGACTTTCCCTTTAGATTACAACAATTTTGAGAGTTCAGACTTTGGAGTTCTTCTTTTAGAGATGATGGCTGCTGTTGGGCATATTCAGTCTAACAAGTCTGATTATCTTGCTAATGAAAACTACTTAGGGACTGCCAGGAGTAGAGACAGCGTCAAGAGACTCCTAGAGATGATTGGCGTTCGAATGAAGGGACCCATATCTGCCGCTGCTAACGCTTCAATAAGTTATACGACTAACTTAGTTTCTAGCCCTTCTTCAGTTGTTGTTGAAGCACCTAATAGGGTTATAACTATTACTTCTCCTGAGGATAGCGGTACACTTACTTATACGTTATATAAGGTAAATTCAAACGGTACAGTTGACCTTACGGACACTAGTGAAGATCTTGAGTTTAGTGTAAGCGCCTCTCCTCAGGGCACAGTTACCATTACAGACGCTGTTCTGTTGGAAGGGGCTCTAGTTGTAGAAACCGGAACTTTCACCTCTCCTGAAACAATCAAATCTGTTAACCTTTCTCAATTTCCTTATGTAGAAAAAAGTGCTCAAGTTTACATCACAGGTGATAGCACAACAGAGGGCGTCTACAAAGAAGAGGAGAATATTTACTTTGCTTCGGGAGCAGATGACAAAGTATTCCAAGTTACTACAGATGAACAATTCAAGGCTTCTATCCTGTTTGGAGATGATTCTATCGGACAGTCACCTGCCATTGGTGATAATTATGTTATCACTTATCGAGTCGGCGGTGGCACTCGTGGTAATCTAGCGAACAGTGTAATCAATGCTCAGACAGAGATTCGTTCGATAGCTGGTGCATCTGAAGAGACAATTGAGGATGCTGTTGTCGAGAATACTAGTATAGCAACGGGAGGCCGTAATGCTGAATCTGTTGCTCAGGCAAAGAGATATGCTCCTTTATATTTCAGATCTCAAGACAGGCTCGTAACGCTCTCAGACTTTAAGGCATTTGCAAACTCGTTTGCTTCGAACTATGGCTCTACGGGTAAAGCAACCGCGACAGTTAGAAGAGCATACTCCTCTGCTAATATTATCGACTTGTTTGTTCTTGAAAGGGCTTCTGACTTGCAGCTTAGAAGGGCAACACAAGAATACAAACGTCAATTATTAGAGGCTATTGAACCTAAGAAGATGTTGACCGATGAAGTTGTAGTCGTTGATGGCTTGATTAGAACGTTAGATCTTTATATAACTATCACTGCTGATGAAAAATTTAAGAGAAGTGAGAGCCAACTTATTCAGTCGGCAAGAAACTCTATTCTCAATTACATGAGAATTGATAATACAGATTTTTCAGAGCCTTTTGTTCCTCAAGATTTGATTAGATCTCTTCTTATTGACGAGACTAATATAAGATATGCAACGGTTGATAACGTGGAATCTACAATCAATGTAGGGTTTAACGAGATTGTTCAGTTAAACAACTTAGTCATCAAGGTGAACTACGTATAATGTCTGGGAAGACTTACTTAAGAAGCCAGAACTTTTTCAAAAGAAACTACTTCGAAGCTTTGAAGTATATTCTTCCCGGTTACCTTTATGAGGACGATGTTTCTGGGACGCCTAAGGCAGATGATCCTGTAGATACGATCATAAATAGCCACTTAGATGTTGCTGATAACTTTTCATCTATTCTTAATGTTAGTGCTGTTGAGGGTTCCGTTTATAGTTCTATAAATGATTTTGAAGGTATTGCACCTTTTTTCGTAAAACAAAACAATCTAACAAACATTACAACTAAGAACTTTCAAGATAAAGTATTAACTTATTTTGGTAAGAGTTTCTCAAACTTTAACACTCAAGAAGAGTTTTCTGATTACGTAGAGAGCACGATTCTCCCCGCAATTAATTTAAATAATCCTGATGAGAATACATTTTCCAGCATAGGTAATGGATCTGCTATTCATAACTATCTAATTACTAACTTATCATGGATGTATTTCCTTAATACATCGGGAGATACTTATGACCCTTCTAGTTATGTGAAGGGTTTATTAGTTAGTAGCCTTTACCGGGGAAAGCCTGTTAGAGTTAATGATGGTATTAATGGCTTAAGCGAGAACCTTTGGAAGAATGGCTCGGGCGCTTACTATCCTTCTTCTTTATTTGCAAGCGGCACTAGGTCTGACCTGAGCGGAACACAACAATTAGAAAAGTTAAAAACTTGGAATGATGTAATTTACTCTCCCCTCTTCTCGGACAGTTCTGACTTCAGAGTTCGAGATAAGTTTGAAACATACTCCGATAGCAAACTAAAGTCATCGAACAAGATTGAAGACGGTCCCTTTGCTCGACTTATAAGAGCTTTATCCTTTTTTGCTTTCGATATCAACAATGAGACAGAAGAGATATCAACCCTATATGATATTGATGATTGCCCTGATGATTACCTCCCGTTAATCGCTCAGTTAATAGGTTGGGATCTTTTTGGAGATAACCCAGAAAGGTGGAGACTCCAATTAAGAAATGCTGTTTCTATATATAAAACCATAGGCACGAAGAAGTCGATTCAAAGCACAGTTAATACAGTTTTTCCTAAAAACATATTTCCTGTAGAGAGTAGGATAACTGAGTTGTGGGAATCTTATGTTCCTTACCTAATCTACTATGCTTTAGCAACAGAATCTACTTATTTCAAGGGTTATGAAACTTGGACTCCTGACCTAGCCACAGAGATGAAGGTTCGAACCTACTCCACATCTAGTTTCGATGATAATATCAGGCTAGCTGTTGATAGGATTATTTTAGAAACTATAAGACAGTTCCCTGATAATTTCCCAATCAATGCATGGTTAGAAGAGTATGAGTCTACTTTCAATTACAGAGGTAGGGATTATGTTATTCCTCCTTTTGAAGAGTATCCTTACTATGTGAACACTGAGCTTAACTCAGACATGGTCACGTTTATCGCTGATCGCTTAGTTTGCTTTGGAGTTAATGAAGACTTTGCTGGTCAAGTCAGTTCTTACATCACTGATAACGCTTTAAATAAAGATGACGAGGCTAGACTAAATTCTTGGTTGATCTTTACATCAGGCTACAATGCTCCTCCTAATTTAGATAACCTTATCCGTAATCTTAATGATAATAGGTTTGATTACGCCTCCCTGTGGTCCGGTAAATCATCGCACTTTAAATTAGTTCTTGAGGCTTCTGAGTTCGACTTTGCAAAGAAGAATTTAGATGATACAAATAGCGGAGACGCTCTACCTTTTATATGTCAGTCTGTTGCAAAGTCTTGTCCTGCACACGCAATTCCTGTGATAACTTTAGAGCTTTCAGCGGGACCAGACAATTTAGGATTTGAGTCTAGTTGTTTGCCTCACGTATACTTTGACAGGGAGGAGATTGATGTTGCTGCCGGTAATAATACTTTTGCATCTGGTATTTATTTAAACACATATAAGAGAGGTATTAACACTGATGGGGAAGTGATAGGTCGTTCCGCTACACAATCTTTAGTTTCTCCTGAGCTAATAGATGTATCCACTATTGGCTCTGTTCCTAGAAATACTTCTAGGAGAAGATCTTTTGAGAAGGTGATGCCTTTCAATGGTTACTACGATAGGACGGGTTTCAATATGCCTGTCTCTTTCGATATGGATTCTGATCTTAGTGGTATTCCGCTGGGTCTTATACCTAGCTCTTTAGCCTACACACCAGTAAGCAGTCACATTAATCTTCCAGATATCTGGGCTCAGTGTGAAGGTTTAAGCTCCAATAACAGCTACTACGAGTATGATGTTAGTAATACTCAATTAACAAGAGGACTTAACGCTAACTTCCAAGCTAATACGGATAGAACTACTGATCGAGGTCAGTTGCCAGGAATCTATGCTGCTATGCATAGGATCGGAGAAGAAGCCAAGTATTTTAAAGCATTGTTGGATGTAGGGACGAGTACGTCAGCATTAGAAAGTTACTTGCAGACACTTGAGTATATCCTACCCCTCACAGGTAACGTCAATGATATTGCTCTTATCAATCGTGAAATAATTAGAATAAGAGCATTACTAAATGGAGACTACAGAGCTTTAGTTACCAGTGGCACCAATACGAATGCGGAAGGTTATCAATTCCCAGACTCTGTAAATGATTACTATTACTTTAAGTTTGGTAGAGATTTACACAGACTCTATCACATTTATCATGAAAGTTTTGAATGGCATAGGTTAAGTCCTGATGTTCAAAATCAAGATGGTGCTAATATATTCTCTCACACTTTTGGTCCTCTTTTATACAATCACAACTTTGATAAATTAGGGAGTGTGACGGGGTTGGTTGCGTCATCCTTCGCCAACCCAGAAAAGATAAGTGTCACTAGCACTCCCTTCACAGGCACCGGATCGTTTGTAGCCTCAGCCGATACGGATATGTATTTGGATACCTTCGAGAGGGTTTCCTCTGGCCTTGTAGACGCCGTAGAGTTGGTTCTAACGTCTGGAACTGAGGATGATAGTTCATTCTCCATATTAAAAGTTCCCGGCTCTTTGAGAGCCTTCTACGAGGATCCTTTCCTGTATGATAAGACTCTGGTGTTGATGCGTTCAGGTGTTGGAGCGGCTACTCGGGTGAGATTTGATATCTCCAAGTATGCAGCAGATACAGAGCATCCTATATCTAATAACTTCTTAACGCCTGAGCACGAATTCAAAGTGACTCTAAGTAGCATACTTAGTAGGGATTCTGGGACAACCGCAGGGGGTGGATCTATAGGTGTTTGGGTTCACACTAAGCCGGAAGATGGAAAGATGTGGAGCTTCACTCCTGATGGTGATTGGGTTCAACATAATCAACTGATAACAAGAGAATCTATGTTGAATACCTATGCTCATAAAAAGCAGATTCCTTCAAGATCTCGTGACCCCAGATCTTTCAACTCTTCTTCAACAACAGATTATGCCTGTATCAATCAAATCACCTCAAATAGAACTTCTCCCGTCATGGGTTTAAGTGCAGGAGATTTTGACACATTTGATATTTCATTCAATACTCGTAACAGAGGTATTAGACTTCCTTACGAATACCAGAAAGAGTATGATCAACTACATAGGTTAGATCAGGATTATGTTATAGAAGTATTTATGTACCCAGGCCAACAACCAGATCAATACATGCTGCTTGATAATCTTAAAGTGCAAGATGTAACGATGAAAAAGCTTTCTGAGATATTTGCAGCAGGGACAATGAGTGATCCGTTATGTGTTCTCGACGATTTGAAAAGAGGTTGCCTTGAGTATCGTGTGGAGCTTACAAAACAGGATTTGTTCGATATCTTTAAACACTTCAATAATATCGCAGGTAAGAATGCGAGAACGGCCTATGCTAGTAGGGACAAAGATAAGACTGAGACTATAATGGAGTCTGAAGGCGGTTCTAGGCTTGATTATCGTTACGTAAATGATCTAGCCGATATCGTTTATGTGTCGCTGAATCTCGGAATAAATACAATAACTTTTGATATCTAATGTTACTAAAAGGATTTGGAGATATACTGGCAAATGTTATGACGGTGAATCCGGCTTTGGCCGATCTGCCCACTGCTAGCTCCATCCTAGATACCTCTAATTACACCTTTCAGGCAGTTACCTTTGGTAAAGACGCTCAAGGGTTTACGAACCACTCTCACGTAGTATCCTCAACTCAGTATGTTAATGATGTGGAGGCTTCGGGTGCAAGCTCTTATGATTCTGGTATCTTCACGGTTATAAACTATGGGTCTGATCTTACTAATGGTACCTCTTCGTATGTAACCTCAGCATACTACTTGCAGTTTTCTTCAACATATAATTCGGTTCCTAACGACCCTTCACCTCTGGATGTTAGGCTGGAGCGTGGTTCCACAAAGTCTACGAATCTTTCTAATTATCAATATGCTAGTGCCTTGCCTGATTTGGGTCATTACCCTAACCCTGCCTTGGATAGTCAATTGAGTTCCATATGGAACAAGGTGGGAGGGTTCCCTACGTCAGACGCTAGCGATTACTATTTCTACGACAATACTAGTTCTTTTATTTTTAGCGGAGAAGTAAGTAGTTACTTTAACGCCAACGGAATTATGGATAAACATGGCTATTTAACCTTTAATCCTAAGTCTGTTCAACCTTTTACTTCTCGTGGAACTGAAGCGTCCGGGGGTGCTCTTCTGGTATCTTCGACTTCTGTCCCTGTGTCCTCTGGTGAGGTATCTGTTTCAATCGTGATACAGGACGGTGATGCCTGTACGTTAGCTGCTTTTGGAGGAGTTAAGCATGTTGGTATTTATTGCCTAGATTTGAATAACATGTTGGCGTCTGGATTATTACCTCCATACGATTGGGATGCACTAAATAATACTAGGAAATATAAATTGGTGGCTTCTGTTACTACTTTAGATGACGTTATGTTCCATAGGGACTATTCCCTTCTTAATTACTCTGGATTCCAAACGGTATTAAATGAAAACGTTTTAACTGGATTTACTTACGGAGGTCCTAACATTAATTTAACTTTCGATTTCAAATGATTAAATCACTGACAAGTCAATTAGGTATCAAAGGTCACCTGACGGTTCACAAGGTCGTTGATGGTCAGGAGGAGCTTGTGTATGACGAGGATAATGTCATCGTATCTGGCTTTGGTTGGGCCTTAGCTCATTTATATGGTAAGGTAGGCTCGAATACGGTTACTGATTACCAAATTGATAGGATCAAACTAGGGGTTAGTGGTGGTTCTGAGCTTCAAGTCAGTAGCACTACTGATCTTTCAGGTGCTCTGTCTTCTCAAACAGAGTATGTCGGAACAGGCGATAGTAACTTAGAGGTCGTTTCTGGATACCGATGGGCAAATGATGTAGCCACTACCACGGGTGAGTGGTATGCTAAGATTCCTTTTAGTAAGGTTACAAAAATTGATGACCGAACTGTTAGGTATACAATATTTATTGATGAGGATTCCTGCAATGATCTCTCAAGAGACGGTGCAGACGCAAACTTAAATGAAATTGGATTGTTTATTAAGAATCCAAAAGCAAATGCTACCGAGACTTCTGTTCTCGCAGCTTATAGATACTTCAGTAACATTAGAAAGACAGACGACTTTGCTCTAGTGTTTAGGTGGACAATCTCCTTCGGATAACATGTTAAACCCAAGTGACGTATACGTATCAGGTGGATCTAACAACCTTTTAGCCTGCTGGACTGATAAGGTTACTAAGTATGATGCTAGCTCTTTCTACAATTGGGAGCAAGACAATTTACCACTTCACGACTTAGATGAAAGAACTCATCTGTTGTGGGAGAAGTTTGGACATCCGACATCCGCTCTCACAGGTATGTCGTTTATTGTATCTGCTGATGCTACTTCGTCGTGCAATCCTCTATACTTTACCACATTAAGTGCTTGTGTAGATGCGCTCCCTGAGGTTATTAATTATCCTATTTTAGTTGAAGTTGCAAGCTTTGGAAGTCTTGGAGGTTTAAATTTATCTAATAAATCTTTCGGACCTCATGGCTCACTTGAAATTGTAAATAGAAACATGGGCGCTCAAAGCGGTCGTAATAATCAAGGTGCTGGGTTTGGTACGGACATTATTGATACTGACGCTAATAATGGATTAGCATCTGCGTTATTGCCAGGAGGAACTTCGGTCCCAGGTTACATGTTTTCGAACCCTACGGCCAGTGCTGTGCCTACTATAGCCTTTGATGTGATGCGTGCTAGAATGTTTACACGAGATGAAAATGATAATGAAATTTTCATCTCTTCCTCAACAGGCACTGAGTATGCTGATACTAGGTATGTAAACCCCTATGTTTTCTCTAAGAGAATAGCGGCATATTTCAATAGGCTTACGGCCTCTCTGTCTAGCACCATTGATCCTTGGCCTACAAGTCCCACGGTGGCGCGGGAATTATCGGCTCTTAGATTTGAGGCTTTTGATAAAACCCCTACGACGGAAATGGCAACGTATGATGTTAGTACGTTGAATTACTTAACGGATAGTGAGATAGTCTGGGGAGATACTACTGATGGTCTTCCTGAGGCTTCTAGAGCCGCAGCAGGCGTAGTTTATTTCAATTACCTTGATTACATCAAAATTAAAAACTGCGATGGTCCAATCTACATTAGAAATTTCAATGTTGATGCTCAACATAATAGGGAATACGGTATTGAGGTTGTCAACTCTAATATTAATTTTGAAAAGACAGCAGTCTCTAGATCTAATAAGGCTGGATTGTACGCTAAGAATTCTTTTTTAAATCTGGCGAGAGGTTTTATAAGTTACAGAAATTATCAATTAAGCGGCACTACAAGAACTGGTATTCCTTTTGCAAACAAGAGACAGAGCTACGAAGTTCAGAAGGATTACGGAGCAGGCATTTATGCAATTGATTCTACTTTAAGTCTGTCATCGACCTACCATAGGTATCATGCTGAATACTTAAAATACTTAAATACTGATGCTAGTAGTTTATACTCCGAGTACTTAAATGGTAAGACAGATTCTACTGCTTCCGCAGAACACTACGCAATACCTAACCCAACCAGTGAAGAAATCTACTGCTTCTCTAGAAATGACATTGGCATACACTGCGTTAACTCTAACCTTCTAGGGGGCATAAGAGAGATAGATTACATTAGTGGCACAGGATCTGTGTTAGGTAGAAAAGAAGCTACAGTTTCTCAACTTTTCTTAGAATTAAACACTGAAGCAGGCGCTAGGTTTGATAATAGCGTGGTGGATTACGACGGTAGGCTTACTGCTGATGGTAACTATTTTGGGATAGACGCTACTAATTCTAAAATTAACTCGGATACTGTTGCTATAAGGTATAATCAATCCGTTGGTTTAAAGTTAACTAATTCTGAGTTTGTTTACAATAAGGATGGTTATGCATTGGGGCGTCAGGATGATAAGGATTACGTGGAGACTGGTAAGGTCTCTCAAGTCGCTTGCATTGAGAACGGACAGGATGTTTATTGTGAAGGGTCTGTCATAAGGCCAACCTATGTTAGCTCTATGCCTTTAGTTCATAGTAACTTCTTCACAAGTGGCTCCTTTGGAAAAGAAGAGCAGACTGATAAGTTGCTTCCATCTATTCACCTTAAGAGTAATTCTGACGCAGATCTCATCCATGCTAGACTTCTTAAATCCCCAGCAGGAGCCACTAATACATCTCAATATGGACTCTTAGCTAGGGTAGAGGACAACTCTACATTGTGTGCAAGAGGGTCTAAAGAGTATGCTAACATGATGGTCGGGCCTCTGGCTAGGGCTGATAGTGTTAATGTCGCGGGTCTTTATGCCAATAATGGATCGACTATTAAGCTTCAAGGCCCTACCTCAATGTTTAGATTAGGTGTTGATGTTTTAGCTGAAAACAACTCTAATATAGAAATAACACCACACCAAAGCTCCAACGGCGAACTGTTAGTCTCCGCTTTCGACTTATCTAGCGGTGAGAACCACACCATGGTTGAATTGCACTCGACTAGGGCTTGTCTCGTTGCTAATAGAAACTCTAATATTCTTATGGAGAATCTTGGAGATTACTATGACAAGTGGCTTACGAGCCCTTATGCATCTGGGGCTTTGGCTACGCCAGGGTATAGGTTTAAGGAAGATAACTACGCTGAATATGCTAGTGGCGGTTATGTACAATTCTACCCTAATGCTAATTTGGTAGCTTTAGATTCTGATTCTGCTGCTGCTAATAATGCGGCCATAACAGGAACAGCAGCTTATCAGTTTAATGCCCCTGGTGCGGGATCCATGGTTGCTGATTACATTTATAATGCTTCCCCTGTATCCTCAGTGACTACGGGAGGGATGTGCGTTAGAGCCGTTGAGAACAGTTTAGTTAAGGCTACTAATGTTCACTTCCCTCAGGAGGCATTCCCAAACACCTCCTCTGTCGCCTACGATTACTACGGGACAGATCCTCTCCCTGGCCCTAACTGTACGAGACTTTTCATCTGGAACATCGCAGATAATTCTACACTTGAGTCTTCTTATGTTTCAGTGAGTGGCACTCACCCAAGAAACATCGGATTCTATGGACCTTCTGGGGTTTGGGGTAATGTCAGTGGTGCTCCGAGTTCCACACCGGATACTAGCAGTCTTTCCATCCTTGATTACTACGGCCAAAGCAGTGAGAATCCTTACGGTAAGTCTGCGAGTGGTGAGAATTATGGATGCTTTAGACTGTTCTTCTCCACTGATCCTGCTGCAAACTTCCTAGTGGCTTCAGGGACAAACAGGTTGCAAGGATTAGCTAAACAAGTATTCGCTCAAGGTTACAACTTCTCTGGCAACTTGTTAGCATCAGCGACCGACGAGTTCACGCCCTCTGCTCAATACACAACAGTCCTTCAAAGAGACGATAATGGTAATATTAATGCGTCAGGATTCTACTACGCTTCTGCAATGATGGCAGGTGCTAATAGTATTAAAGCGTTCCTTGACGATTCGGCTCTGAATACCTTTGCAAATGCAAAACATAATACCGTAGGTAAGTCTGGTTTAGCTAAAGTTGTTGAGGGCTATTATGATATTAATAATGTCGGTGGAGACTCTTACAATCTTTATCCCTACGGCCAAGGAATGGCATCTATAAATAACTTTGATCTTAAGAAGGATAACTAATGACTAACGAGATTAGATATTACGACACTCCCTTTACATACATTAGTCCTATCAGGTACTTTAAGGCTAACGATCCATACTACTATGAAGTCGATAATATTCCAATCAAGCAGTTAGAGGAATCTCAAAGATTTCTTAAAGACCAAGTAGATGGTATTATTACAAAGCAAAACAATAAGAAAGAGATTCAAATCGATAGGTCTAATTTTTCAGAGCTTCTTCCTTACGCAACAGGGAATGATCGCAAAGTTAGAGTTAAGCCCGGAAGATACACCTCTAGAATTAATAATGCTTACAACTTAACTCCACTTCAAGTTGTGAGACAAATTGCCGGGTTTAGCAATGCCACAATTACTTCTTCTGATGGGACAGAAACTGTTTCTGATTTAAATACCTGGAGAGTTGAAACTAATATAGGCAACTACGTAGAGGACGTTTTAGCTGAGTTTCAGAAGGGTCTTCAAGGCAATGCTTATAATATGAATGGTTTGGCGGAAAGAGCTTTTGTCTTTCCGTTTGATGATGAGGATGGTCTTGGGTATCGAGGTAATCCTGATGTTTTAAATGTAAGTTCTCCTGGGTATTCTCAGTTCGATGGCGAGTTACTTCCGGATGATCGTCCCTTGTATCCTAATTACATAGGCGCTATTCTAAAGCACACTACGCCCAACTTAACGAGAGAGTTAACTCTTATTAAAGATGTTTATACCCCCGGTGAGGATCCCTGGGGAGGTCAACAAGGCAGGCTTGAGTCTGAATTTATTAAGAGATGGCGCGGGGCCATAAGAACTTCTGTCGTTGATGTCCCCAGCGAATTAGAAATAACAGTCCCAGATTTTAATGTTAACGCAAATAATGAACCTGAAGATTTCTTTTACTATGATGTCAACGGCAACAAACAGAACTTAGAAGCAAGACACAGAATAGACTTATTGTTCATTTACAGTAAAGCTATTGATGAGGAAGAGACAACAATTCCAAAGTTCGATTCTGCGGGTAATCCGACTACATTAACCGCTCCTGCTTTAGGTATTCTTAAGGGCGCTGGCATCGGAGTTTCGAGACAGACCACTACATCTAACAGTGACCTTAACTCGGATGATAGAGTAAACCTTCAAAGCCTGGATGGAACTCCTTTGATGTTAGCTCACCCTGGTGATGAAGCAGGCGCTACTAATGGTTTCACAACTTCGGCGGGTGTTATTAAAGGCTCATTCCCCTCCCCAGATGACTTGATGAACTTGGCTCCTGTTCTCTCTGAGAACTTAGAAACAGATTCATTTGCTCTGATTGGTCAATCTATTCTTCCCGTTGCTTACATTCGAGTTCAGAAGTCTTCTGGTCCAATTCCGGATATCATTAATGATGAAGACATCATTGATATTCGTCCATTCTTCAGAACTACTGAGTTAGCTTACAATGAAAGAGCCGGTATTGCTGCTGCTACACCGCAGGTATCGATTGCAAACCCCGTTGTAACTGAAGCTCACTTAGAGAAGGTTCGTAAAGAAGTTTACTCAGACTTGAGAGTTAGGATTGACGGGATTGCCAACGAAAATAGGATTGCTAGGAATGATAGCCCTACTCGCGTGATTGCTGCTGGGGATGTTCTTGGTGGCTTCTGGGGTCCTGAAGGTGCTCTTATTAAGCAAGCTCGTGCAAATGCAGGAGGCAATTTATTCGGTGCTTCTTTAGGTTCGCTTGCTGATTTAGTGGAAGAGAATTATGGGTATCGTCCTGGCTCGATCCCTTACCTGCCACAATGGGACCCTGCTAACTGGACTACGAACAGCCAAGTTGAGAATCCCGGTACAAAGATTTGTGATTTTATTAACCTTTCTATACCCTATGCAGCAGAGTTTAAAGGTAATAATGATGCTGCTAAATACTTACCACCTTGGAGGGGTGGCGTAGATCAAGCTCTGCAAAAGAATTTGATAGAGATTAAGGACTTATACGACCCAGGCTATAGGCTTGCTATGTATAATTGGGGTCCTCCTAACAGTGTGGGATATAGAGCCACCGTAACTGCTACTAATCCTTACAATAATTTACCTCAAAGTGTTCCTGGTTTGTTAGGTACGACCGGGCAGCAGGTGGGTCAATCAATATTAAATGAAATAAATGCTAGAAATATTCAAATAAACTTTGTTAGTAAGCGGATAAAGTTAGACTTCGAAAGCACACCTTGGGTTGCAGACTACCATGTAAATGTAAATCTGCTGCACTGCGCTCCTCTTTCGGACCCGCGCAACGAGGGCGCGGGCTTAAGAAACTCTTCCTGTGCTTGGGTTCAAAAGTTCAAAGATTATTTTGTAATTAACGTTGCTTGGGCAGGCACCAACGTAAATCCAAGCCTTGCTGAGACTAACGGGCATTTACCTTGGATTCATAGGAGCGATCCTGAGAGATTTGCAGGCTTCGTGCAAACTCAAATGAATTTACTAGGTGGAACACCTTTCCAAAACTACAGTCCGGTTACAATAGGTAGAGAGTCTCTTTCGACAGACGTTACGGGCGAACAGTCTCAGGATATGTTTAACCTAATGATGGGTGAAGACCCTAACTTTAATACGAGCCCTACTCTGTTTAAGGCAGGAATCCCATTACTTTACCCTTCTGTTACTTGGGAAGTTATTGGAATATCTGAGGATAATGCGGTGAGATCTCACGGCTCTAATGGCAACCTTATGAATCAAAAGGATCCTACAGTTAGGACTGCTTAATTTGAGGAAGTATGCCTACTGTATTTCCATGTGGTAGAGGTTTTGTCCCCGGCACAGTAGGGCCGGGGTCTGCTCAATTAAAGCCTGTTACTCCGGTCATACTTACTCCACAACCTCCAAACGATCCTGAACCTCCTTTTATAACCCCACCTCCTTATAAACCAACTACAGGCGGTGGTGGACCTCCATTCCCCAACCCTGCGGGACCTGGGGCTGATACTGAGTATCATGCATGTGTAACTCTTAAGGTAATTCCTTGTCCTGCTCCAAATGAGGCAATTACCTCTCAAGTTATAAAAAGCTGTGTTCCTTGCACTCCTGTAATCGTTAGACCAGACGGAACACTCTTTAAAGATCCTGATTGTAAAAAGCAAACTCTTCAGGAATGCGAGAAATCCTGTATATCAACATCCGGTATTTGCCCCCCATCAGGCCCTATAACTGGAGGTTTGCAACCCTCTATTACTGCTGCTCAACCTGCTGCTGGGTCTATAGTTTCTCAGAAATATCAATGCCAAGAGCTTAGGTATGTGTGTCCTGGTGATGAGAACGCTCCTTTAGAGCAGCAAAGGTATCAAGCTATTTTTAGAGGATGCGTTCCTTTTAATGCAGTTGCTTCCTCACAGGGTTTAATCGCTTCTAGCATACAGCAGGGAGGCCCCTACGATGGGCAAGAATATCAGGTATGGAGGGGTCCTCCTTTTGATGATCAACAAAGCTGCTCCTCTATGTGTGTCCCTGCAATAGAGGAAAGGGATTGTAACGTTACCACAGGAGGTAGTGAGCCTCTTCCTGGTGTCGGAAGACCAGTAACACAAGCTCCTTCTGTATCTGAGCCAAACGAACCATCTATTAGTAATACTTTGAAAGTTTCATCCAGGGAATTGACAAGCACTCAAGAAACCTTAAATGCTAATATTATCAGTGTATCTCCTGTTATCGAAGATGAAAACTATAGGGATATTCAAAGAAATATACTAAAGCCTACTTTGTTCGATCCTGAATTAAACTTCTTTGAAACAGGAGTTACTGAAAATGTAAACTTAATTCCTAACACACTGAATCGGGAATTGTTTGCTTCGCAAGTTACAAATGAAATTTCAGAGATAGTTAACAACACGGAGACAAACTTATCTTGGAGTGAAACATTACTTCAGAACTTGTCGGAAGATCAACTGGCTAAAAGCTTAAACCCACTACTCGTTAATAACTTTCAATACATAAGATTTAATGGTGGAGAGCCAATAGGTATCTCAACAATGTTAAACGTTGTTAGGAAACTTATATTAGAAGGTAGAACCGATG